CCGTGCTGGTGTGTAGCGTCAGGTGGGCAGCCGCACCGCTGATCGTGGCCGCGTCGGCCGCCAACGCGCCCGTTGCGGTGTGTTGGTGCGCTGCCGTACCGGCGATCGTGGCGTCCTGCGCGGTCAGCGCGCCGGTGCTGGTGTGCAGTGTCAGGTGCGTGGCGGCGCCTGCCACTGTGGCGTCCTGCGCCGTCAGCGCGCCGCTGGTGCTGTGTGACGCGCCTGCAGTCGTGTGGTCCGCACTACCAGCAATCGCGGCGTCTTGGGCTGCCAGTGCGCCCGTCGTGGTATGCAGCGTCAGGTGCGCGGCGGTGCCTGCGATCGTTGCGTCTTGGGCGGTCAGGGCACCGGTACTGGCGTGCTCGTCCGCCGCGGCGCCTGCGATCGTTGCATCCTGCGCCGTCAACGCGCCCGTGCTGGTGTGCAGCGTGAGGTGCGCGGCGGTGCCGGCGATCGTGGCGGCCTGGGCCGTGAGCGCGCCCGTGTTCGAGTGCTCGTCGGCGGCTGTGCCGGCGATCGTGGCGTCTTGGGCGACCAGAGCACCCGTTGAGGTGTGCAGCGTGAAGTGTGCGGCCGTGCCGGCGATCGTCGCCGCGTCAGCAGCCAGGGCCCCGGTGGTCGTGTGGGTTCCGCCAGATGCTGCGGGGAAAAACCAATCGTTCCCCGCGGCGACAAAGTCCTCGTTGTCGAAGTTCGGGCCGCGGCTTGGTCTCTTGCGTAGCGTCGCGAGTTTCAGGCCGCTGATCGACCCGGCTTTGCGCACCGAGCGGCGCCACCACGCCGAGCCCCACCCGTTGCGCCCTTTGCTAGTGATCGGTTGGCCGCGGATGAACAGGAATACTTCGGCGCTGTCGGTCGTGCCTGCGGCATTTGTCGCCTGGAGCCTGAACTGCCGCCCGTTGTCTGCGCTACTCAGTGTCGCGGTGGTGTAGTCCTCGCTCGTCCCGCCGGTGCCGGTAGCAACGTTCGTCCACACCCCAGCGACCTGTTCCTGCCACTGGAAGCTGGTCGCTCCGGTTGTCGTGGCGTTGAACGTGGCGGTCGCGCCAGATGGTGCCGTCTGTTGAACCGGCTGGGCTGTGATGGCCGGTGGCGCGGGCTCGGTAAACACCACCATGAAGGTGTTGTTCCGATCCAGGCCGGCGTTTCCGAAGTTGCCGGTAAGGTTGCCTGATACCGCAACGGAACGAGTTTGCGCTCGCCCCAAGTGAACGGCAGATCCAAATGTCCCGAAACTCGTCCACCCCGACCCCGTCGAGGGGGTGCCACTTTGGACATCAACCCCAACCATCAGGCCAAAGGCTGGTGGCGACGTAACGTTGACCGTCAGCGTCGGGGTCGGATTGCTTCCGGTGTCAGTTGCTGACGTGCTGCCGAAAAAAGCGTCAACATCCGTGACTTCCCATGCGAACAGCATGCGGTTCGCGTCGGAAGCCCCAAACGTCGCCAGCAGATCAAGCGAGCCCGCGCCCGTCACTTCACAGGTGTAGACCTTCGTCGTCTCAGCAGTGCCCGCTTCGGTCTGCGTCTCGCGCTGGGTTATGGTCCCAAGCGTCGCGGTGCCGGAGTTCTGCGTTACCGTGCACGAAACGTTCGTGTCGGAGTTCGACAGGATGACAAGGAAGTTGCCCGCTGCGACGTTGGACGGCGCATTTCCGCTGGGGAGCGTAGTCGCTGCTGCGGCCCCTTCTGCTCCCCACTGCTGAACGATGGAGCCTGCCATCTCAGGCTCCTAGTTCAACCGTGCGTCTCGATGTAAGAGCCGCTGACCACGCTCGCCGTGGTGGTGTTGGGGACGAAGACAAGCCACGGCACCGTGCCGTCATAGATGCGCGTGCCGAGTCCGGTCAGTGCGTCGGCCTGGTTGGGGATCAGTGCCAGCAGCGGGATGCTCGCGAGCTTGCGGTACGCCACCAGGTTGATGGTGCCGCTTGTCCACGTCGCCGAGAGAGTCAGAGACTGAACGGATCGCACACCTGTATCGCCGGCTTGTAGGCCGATGAAGTACGTCGCACCGATGGCGGAAGACGCCACCGTTGCGATGATGTTCGTTGCTGTGCGCCCGGCCGTGCCGGCCTGGTTGGTGTAGCTGATCGTGATCGTCGGCGTGCCTGCGCCGGTCGCTGCGCTGACCTCGACTGCGAGCATGACGCCAAGGCCTGTGGTCGCCGGCGTGTCGTCGGTGCCGCTGGTCGGGCAGCGGCTGGGCCAGGTTGGCGTCGTGCTGTTCTGCGCCGCCGTGCTGGTGATGGTGTATCCGCCATTGCTCCAGATGCGGTCGAGCACCAGCAGGCGCCCTGCCTGCGTTGCCATCGCGTCCAGATAGGCGAGATAGGCGTTGCCTGACGCGGGGTTGTAGTGCGGAATCGCACCGTTCGGGATCGTCGTCGAACTGTCGAGCACGGCACCATTCAATGTGCCATTCTGCGACCCTGCGCCGGGCATACCGCCGAGCGGCCACAGCGACGCAGGACGGCCGGCGACAAGCGTCGCCGTGACTGACTTGGCAAACTCGATTGGCGGGCGAAGCCCCGCAAAGATGCCGTCGAGCGTCGTGATGGCCATGTCAGGCCGGCGCCGAGTACGTCAGCGACGAGCAGGACACGGTGTCGCCCGAGCCGACAGTGAGGCCGCCGGTCATGTTGATGTCCGAGGCCGAGGCCGCGACGGCGCAATGCAGCTGCACCGAGTCGGCGCTGGTCTGCAGCGTGGCGTTGGCCACCGGCGAGGCGTTGCCGGTCGCGTTGGTGTCGCTGGCGATCGCGCTGAACGTCAGCACCCCGCTCGCGACTGAGCCACAGGGGTCGGTCAGCGTCAGCGTGGCGACGGCTGTGCCTGGCGCGCTGACGGTGCCGGCGAGCCGGAACACCAGCTTGCCCGCGCCGGCGCCGCCGTCGATCGCATCGCGCACCGCGGTAGCGAGCGTCGTGCGCAGGGCTGCGATGTGGGTGGTTGCCATGATCAGCCCTCCGCGACGAGCTTGTCGTCGATGGTCGCCACGTCACCGGGGCGCAGAATGAAAACGCTCGCCTCGACCGTGCCGTCGGCGCGGGTGACTACGAGGTTGTGCACCTTCTTCACCACGGGCGGGAGCTCGGGCGGCAGAAAGTCCTCGGGCTTCTTCTCCGAAGCCGGGATTCGGTTTGCTTGGCCCATTCAGTTCTCCTTGGGCGTGTCGATCGGGGTGAACGCCAGCGTGTAGTCCTCGACCTTGCCGGTGCCGGCGCGGGTGATCTGGATCTGCGCGGTGAGGGTCCCCGGCTGCGCTGCGAACGCAGCCAGGGGGTTCACGGCTTGCTCGGCGATGGCGGCGCCATCGGGTTTGACGTCGTCCATGCTTCGCTCCTCGTTGGGTTGCGGATCAGACCACCGGGTCGGCCGGCGGCGCGTCGGGCACCAGGTCGTCGACCAGTTGCACCTGCGCCTTCAGCGCGGCCACGGCGGCCTCGAGTTCCGGCGACACGTTGGTGCCCATGCTGGCGATGACGGCTTCCAGGTCCAGCACCTTCTGCAGCGTCGCGGCGCTCTCGGTGGCGATCTTCTGCAGCTGGGTGGTGGCTGCGTTCAACAGTTCGGTGACTTCGGCTTGGGTCGACATGATGAGTTCCTTGATTTCGTTGAGGGAGGTGACGATGTCCGCGCCCACCGGAAAGTGGTGGTACACGTTGACGGTGATGCTCATGAGGTCGCCTTCTTGCAGAGGGTGACTTCGGTCAGCGGACCTCCGTCAAGGGGCAAGTATATGGCTCCGTTCACGACAATCTGTGACGCCGTGTTGTTGCACTTCGCGTTCAGCGCCGCCTTGCGCGTCGTCAAACCGGTGAGCCGGCCGCCCGCCGCGGTAAAGATCGTGCCGCCACTGGCGCGCCAGATCTCGGTTGCGATCGGCGTCGGCGGTGTGCACGGTCTGGTGATCGGTTGACCGGGGAACGGCGCCAGGCGCACGCCCTCGGTACAGGCCGCGAACAGCAGCGACTCCCAGTTGAACCGGTCGATGCTGCCGACGGGCGGGATGAGTTCGCGCGACTTGATCGCCGCGTTCAGTGCGGCCAAGGGGTCCGGCGCAGCGATGATGGCCTGCGCCATGTCGATCAGCGCGTCGGCGTTGACCGTGCGGTACTTGTCGAGCACCGCGTGCGTGTAGAGACTCCAGACCTCGGTGCCAGTGGTCGGGCTGAACGTGCCGGTGGGGCACCAGATCGCCGACCAGGTGCCGCCCAGGCGCGCGTCGGCGCCTTCCATCAGGCCTTTGCCGCTCAGGTTGATCGGCACCCACGGACTCTCAGGGAAGCATGCCGCCCCGGCTGCCGAGGCATTGCCGCACAGAAGCATAAGACTCAAGGCGAAGGCGCGGATCATGCGAGCTCCCCGCCAACCAGGTTGCCTTCTTCGTCGTATTCGTAGCGGATCTTCTTGCCGGGCTTCTTCTCTTCGCCCTTGGCCTGCATGGCCGCCTGCACGGCCTGCTTGACCACGTCGGCGATCAGGTCGCGCTGCTTGCTGGCCGCGTCGCGCTGGGCGTTGGCCGCGTCGCGCTGGATGTCGATGCCGCCTTGGACCTTGATCGCTTCGATCTTCAACTGGTCCTTGCGCTCCTCGGCCTGCTGCATCATTGCCATCTGCTCTTGCTGCGCCTTGGCCTGCGACTCCATCTGCTGCGCCAACTCCTCGTCGGTGGGCACCACCTCGTCGACCGGCAGTTCCATCGCGGCGGCCGTCTCGCGCAGCAGCGCGGCGCGGTAGCGCGAGGTGATGATCTGGCTGTCGATCGGATTGGCCGTCAACGTCAGGAACTGGATGCGGCGTTGCTGGGCGGACTCGCGGATCAGGATCGCTGCGGCGCCGCGCGGCACCACGATGTTGTCGCCCTTGATGCTCTCGTCGGGGTTGTAGAGCATCTCGTTGTTGAACGTGTCCTCGATCGTCGGCGAGATCACGTTCATGTCGATGTTGCCGATGGCGCGCCGCAGGCCCTTGGCCGCGTTGTTCATCAGCATGCTTAGGCCCGTGGCCGTGTCGGCGCTGCCGCCGGCGCGCTCGTTGCCGTAGGTGTAGCGCGGGATGCCGGTGGCGTCGTCCGCGCGGATCTCCCACTTCTCGTAGGTCTGCATCAGCGACTGCGCGCGGTCATCCGGCTGGAAGAAGCCGATGCCGGGGTTGACGCCTTGCGTCGGGTCCGACTTCAGCTGCCACATCTTCCACGGGAACATCTCCATGGTCTGCTCGCCGTCGGCGAACCGGTCGGCGTGCACCCAGACCTGCGGACCTGAGGCCATGGCCATGTTGTCGGCCAGCGCGCACGCGATGGCGTTGCACATCTGCTGCGGCGTGGCTGCCAGGTCGGGGATGCTGCGGCCCCAGAAGGCGCCCGGCACCTCGTCGTAGCAGGCCTTGCGGTAGGGGCGCTCGCCCAGCGGGTGCGGGTTCAGCGTGGCGTAGAGCACGTAGCGGCCGCACAGCAGCACGTTGCACTCGTAGTCGCGGGTCTCGTCCTCGATGCCCTTGACGCCCCACATCATCAGCTTCCACCCGGGCACGCTGCCCCAGTAGTTCAGCGCGTCGATGACGCCCGGGGGCGACAGCCACATGTACAACGTCTCCTGCTCGAGCCGCTGTCGCTCGGCCTCGGTCCAGAGCCAGCCCTCGAGGTGGCCGTTGCTGTAGTCCTTGAGCGCCGCGTCGATCTGATCGTCCTGGTAGCCCGGCAGGCCCTTCAGGTCGTACAACTCCTCGCGGCGGAAGCGCATGCGCTCGATGAAGTCGCCCTGCTGCGGTGACTTGCTCGACGGCGCCGGGTAGGCGTCGAACGGACTGACGCGCTCCCATGTCGGCGCGGCCTCGTTCTTCACGATCGGCTTGAAGCCCGCACCCCACTGCAGCGTCTTGTGCCGCGTGTAGATCGGGCCCTTGAGGATGGCTGCCGGGTAGGTGACGAAGTCCTCGACGAAGGCGTCCATGGCCTGCTCGTACTCGCCTTGGGCGAGCCGATCGGCGATCTGCCGCTCCATGCGGGTCGCGCGCTTGCGCGCCATCTTGGCGAGCGTGGCCTCGGCCTCGTCGCGCAGCTTCTCGCCGATCTCGGCGACCAGCGTGCGGAACTCGTCGGGCGGCATGATCTCGCCGGTGGCCTGGCCCATCTCGACCATGGCCTGCTTGGCCTGCGCCACCGCCTTGTTGACCACGGCCACCTTGATCGGCCTGGGCAGGTCGGGGATCGGCGTCGGCTCGACACCCCACGGCTGCTCACCGGCGGGCAGCACGATCTCGCGGATCCACGCCGAGGCCGCGCGGCACTTCACCTCGGTGAGCGGCGCCCAGACGATGTTCATGCCGCCGTTGGCCGCCTGCATCGCGCTGATCTGCGCGGCGCTGTAGACCCCGCGGCGGGCGCGCAGGTCGGACAGCAGCTTGATGTCGATGCGGACCTTGGACAACTTGTTGCGGGCCCAGGCCAGCCGGACGTGGCCGGCAAGCATCGACTCGGTGTGGGGGTCGCCGGTGATGTCCTGCCCGGGGTCGGGCACGGTGGCATCGCGCTCCATCACCTCTTGCAGCCCCAGTTGCCGGACCATCGGGTTGACTCCGGCAGGCGCAGGCGCCTTGGCCGAGGACAGCGGGCGCGGCTGGACTGGGGCGATCATGGGCACGGATTATGCACGGATCTACCGGGTCCAGACAACCGTGCGGCGCTGGACCGGCCGGACCTTCGCCATTACCACTTTCCGGTCGATCAGTTCTGGCACAAATGTCAGCGCTAGCGAGTCGGCCTTGTCGGGACTCTTTCCTCCATTTTTCTTGCAATCCTTCTTACTTTGCAGCTGGATGCGGAATTTCGCGTCGTAGCCGTAGTCGAGGCTGGTCAACTCCTCGCTCAGCGGGTCGTCGTCGGGGATCTGGCCGTGCTCGAGGAAGTCGCGCATTTTGCCCCAGCACTCCGACCGCTGGTTGAAGTACTGCTTGTCGTCCTTCGCCGGCTGGCCCCACTGCACGGCGATCAGCGGCGGCAGGCCGGGCATGCGCCGCAGCGCCGAGTCGAGGTCGGCGCCGTTGCCGATCGCGTCGTAGGCGATGCAGGCGATCTGGCCCTCCTTGCGGCAGATCTCAAAGACCCGGCTGGCGAGGTCCGGCCCGTCGAAGCCGGTCAGGGCCACCTGGAAGTGCACCTTGAGGCCCTGGCGCAGCGTGATGACGCTGAAGTCGTCGCCGAAGCGCGCCGGGTCGACGGCGAGGAACTTCGGGTAGGCCTGGTAGACCTCCACGCCCAGCTTGCGCCGGCGGGCCTGCATGGTGAGCTCGGGGCTGATGAAGTTCGCGTAGCCGGCTCGTGGGAACTGGCCCTTGACGCGCACCCGCACGAAGTCGCTGTCCTCGCCGTACTCCTCGACCCACGCGGCGATCTGCGCCTTGTTGGTGAAGCTGACGGTGCGGCTGTCGACGCGGGTGTAGGTGTTGCGCTTGCCCTGCGTGCAGTTCTTGAAGAACCGGCCGCTGGTCTTCGTCGGGTTCCCGTAGCGCAGCCACAGGATCTGCGTGCGCGCGTCGGTCAGCGCGCCTTCGGTCACCTCCCAGATGGCGTCGTCGATCGCCGAGGCCTCGTCGAAGATCACCAGGATGCGCTTGCCCTGGTTGTGCAGGCCGGCGAAGGCCTCGGTGTTCTCCTTCGACCAGGGGATCTGGTCGATGCGCCACGACTTCTCGCGGTCCTTGTCGCCGGCGATGAAGATGGCGGTGGCCGTCAGCGTGAACAGCTGGCGGCCGATGAATAGCTGGTACCACTTGCTGAGTTCGGCCCAGGTCTTCGTGCGCAGCTGGTTGTCCGTGTTCGCCGTGACGACGCCGCGGGTGTCCGCGGCCGTGCTGATCGCCCACAGGATCCACCAGGACACCTGCGCCGACTTCCCGATGCCGTGGCCGGAGGACACGTCCTCCTCGATCACGTCGCCCTCGATGCCGCCGGCGGTGATGCGCTCGCCGACTCGCGTCATCTGGTCAAGCTGCCACTCCTCGGGACCGGTCATGTCCTCGAGCATGGTGCCCTTCTCGCCCCACGGGAAGGCCCAGCGCACGAACCCCGCAGGGTCGTCGTGGAAGCTGGCCAGCTTGTCCAGCAACTCGCCGATCTTGGACCCGGCGTAGGGGTCCGACTTCTCGCGCAGGGTGTCTACTGGCACGGGGATCTTCAGGTGTTCTGGGTAGTCGAAGGTGTCACGGACGTAGCCGTGGAACTTGTTCTGCGCCGGGTTGTTGAGCCGCCAGTCCTTTGCCGCGAAGTTGTTCGGGCTGTGCACGCGCTGGAACGACCGCGTGCCTTTCGTGTTCTGGTTGGCGTGCTTCGACCCGTCGGTGGGCTGCGGGGGCATCCACCCGGGTGGACGCGGCCCGAACCACCCGCTGCCCTTGCCGCCCACCGCTCAACGAATCGTGCTTCTGATCGTCGGCAGCATCGCCACGTCGTCCACGTCGCCCATGGCGACCGCCTCGGCCTGGCCCTCGAAGGCCGCGGTCGGGTAGCCCTCAGCGGCCGGCACGGCACGGCGCTGCGCCGGCGGCATGTGCTCGACCACCTCGATCGCGCGGGCGCTGCCGGTGCGGAAGGAGGCGCCCTGCGAGTAGCCCACGCCGGTGGCGATGGCGCGGAACTTCTCGGGGTCGGTGGCGCGGGGCTTGTGGGTGCTGTTGCCGGGGTTCTTCATGCGGTTGCTCCTTGAGGGAATGCGTTGATCCGTTCGGCCAGAACCGTGGCGTAGTCAGCCATTGCCGACATCTGCCTCAACAGCCGATCCCGCTCGGCGCTGTCCAGTCCGGCAAAGACCGGCGAGTCGGTGAAGGCCTGCAACCGCTCGATGCGGCCCAGCAGTTCCTGCGACTCTTCGACAACACGTTGCTGGTGCGGCTGCAGCATGGCTCAGTCCCAAAGGTTGGAGTCCGGCTCAGCCGCCGGCGGCGCGGAGACAATGATACGCGCCTCTTCGGCCGCTGTGGCGGGCTCGGGCACGCGCTCGACGTAGCGGGCGTCGTCGACGTCCTCGAGCGGAAAGTCCTCGCCCATGCGGCGCTTGGCGCGGTTCAGGCGATCCGCCAGCGCGGTGGCCAGTTGGTTCACCCCGTCGTCCTCCGCGCCGACGATCTTGAAGTGCCGGGCCAGCAGCGCCAGCGCGGCCATCTTGTCGGCGCGCTTGATCTTCTTCGTCACGACGTCCTCGGCCACCAGGTTGCCGTCGTCGTCCTTGCGCATCTTCTGTTGCACCTCGACGTCGATGCCGGTGATCGTCGCGGCCACGTCGTCGGGTAACTCGTGCACCGGGATCAGCCGGCCCTCCTCGTCGAACAGCCCCGCGGCGCTGGCGAAGGCCACGCGCGCCAGTTCCTCCTTGACGCGCTCGGCCGTGATGCCCAGGTCCTGAAACTCCGCGGCCTGGATCTCCTGGATGCGCTTGGCGATGCGTGGGTCCCTGAGCAGTTTGGTCACCGAGCTTCGGTTCATCCGGAGGTCCTTGGTGGCCTTGAGAATCGAACCGTGCATCACGTAGTGCTGGCAAAGGTGCTCCCACTTGGTCGGAAGTGGTGGACTGATGTTTGCGATTTTTTGCATGCGGATCGAATTTCAGGTTTTGGATTCTGCAAATTTTTGCAAAAGCCTCAAATGTTCTAGATGCGAACGTGCAAAATTTTTTACGGTCGCTACTTTTCTATCCTCAGCTTCCGGGGAACTGGGGGTGGGGACCCTCAGAGGGGGTAAGCCCCCTCTGTGTTTTGGGGGCCTTCCCCCTCCCCCACCCCCTCTTTTCCTGGAGACTTGTTCCCCGAGACCCGTTCCCTGAGACCCGCGATCCTCGATCCTGGCGCCCAGCCCGCGCTGCGTTATCCACAAGCCACGGATCACGGGGAACGGGGTCAACATGCGACAGCGGGTGTTATGTCTACCG